TACATTTTGAATAGGTCAGACTCGGTAATAGTTCTAAAAGTCCATCCTCTATCTTTACAAAACTCTTCGGCTGCCTTCCATTTAGCCTGATTGATTCCCCATGTCACAACCTCGGTGATATACTTCTTGGTCTTTCTCTTTTGAGGAATAGGCTCAATCGTTTGTGCTTTAGGTTTAACCTCAAGGAGATACACCTGTTTATTGCCATTGTTATCAAGTGCCTCAACATAGAAGTCCACAAAGTAACGATGCGGTCTATTATCTACAGGAGATATATATGGTATTATCACCTCCTCGGAAGACCATTTTATTACATTCTTGTTGGTGTCACACCATTGCATGACCCTTCTCTCCCATCCAGATCGATATACGATATTGTCAGCATCACCTTTATACTTTTCAGGATGTTTCGGTCTAAAAAAACCTTGTTTATACTCATATGCCATATTATACCTCTACTAAATATATGTAGTATTCCTTTTGGAGATATAAATGGCAGGCAACGCATATCAGTTTCCTTCTGATCTATTAGACTCACCAGAGTATGGTCATATGATGCAATTTACTGCATATACACCGCAGTTTGTTATTGCTGGTCAGGGCGTTGGTAATAGACAGATACTAGACACATTTCTATTGTATGTTCCTGGCGGTGGAGAAAATAATCTCGAATGGTCACAGCAACATGAATATGAAGAAGTAAAAATGTCTAGACTAGGTACTGGTGCTGTATCTGGTATTATGCAAGCAACTCTCGGACATGGATTGCCATCGAAAGGCGCTGGTGTTGCAGGCGGTATTTTCAGAACAACGATCAATCCTTACGTTGAAGTTTTGTATAGAGGTACAGACCTCAGAGCATTTCAATTTTCTTTTCTGTTTTCACCGCAAAGCCGTGAAGATTCCCAGATACTATATGGTAATGGTAACGGAACAGGTCTATTAAATAGATTTAGATATTATGCAGCACCTGAAATCTCTGGTCCTGCTGATCTATTATTTTCTAGTCCGTCAGAATGGGAGATAGATTTCTTTTATAAGACGCCTTCTGGTGGTTGGGCAGTGAATAACAAACTACCAAAGATCGCAAAAGGAATATTGCAGCGTGTCGATGTTGACTATAATCCAGATTCGGAGTTTAGCACCTTCGAGTCAGGTGATCCAACTTCTTCAAGATTGACAATGCGATTTATTGAAATGGAAATCATCGATAAGAGAAGAATTGGCGAAGGATTCTAATGGCATACGCAGGTAACAATCCTCCAACACAACTAGAAATTAACAACATGCTATCTGAATTGGATGGCAACGAAAGCGTTGTTAAAGGTTGTAGATTTATTGTCCGAATCAATCCAACCGGACTTTTAACAAGACTTAGTTACAGTAATCAAGTTAATAAACTGATATATGCTTGCGACGGTGCGGAGTTTCCAGGAAGAGCCTTTCAAGTAACGGAAGTCAGATACTATGGACCTAAACAGATTATGCCTAGCAATACCATATATGGTGATGGCATCAACATGTCCTTTATCTGCCGTAGTAAAACTGTTGAAAGACAGTTCTTTGATGACTGGATGGATATTATCAACCCGCCAACATCATATCATTTCAGATATCCTAATCAGTATTATACAGACATAGAAATATTCCAATATGCGGAATTTGGTTCAACTCAAGGTTCTTTAGTAACAACACAATCCGTAAAAGGAATACCTAATGAAGCAAATCCGCAAAACAAATATGCTCCTCAACCCATCTATGGCTGGAGATTACTTAAAGCATGGCCTACAATGGTTCAACCACAACCAGTTACATGGGCCGATTCTGATATTCTTAGACTACAGGTAACATTCGCTTATAAGAACTGGGAAAGACCCGGTGATTCGGAACAGGCATCAAGGAACATAAACACTATAGCATAATGGAGTTATATAATGGCGTTGCCAAAGATTGATATACCAACATATGATTTGACTTTACCATCTAGCGGAACAACACTTAAAGTTAGACCGTTTTCTGTTAAAGAAGAAAAGTTGCTGCTTATCGCATTAGAGTCCAAAGATTCTAATGATATCATCAATACTGTTAAACAAGTGGTCAATAACTGTATTGTGGAAGGTAAGTTTGATGTAAACAAATCGCCGTTCTTTGAAGTTGATTACATATTCATCTTTCTAAGAGCAAAGTCTATCGGAGAAAAGGTAGCAGTTAAGTTAACTTGTAACAATGTTCTAGAAGATGAAACCAAATGCGGTAATATATTTCCTGCCGAGTTAGATGTTAGTAACTGTGAGATTGTAGATGATAATCCTGTACCAAACGATATCAAGTTAGGCGGTGATAAAGGTGTCAAAATGAAATATCCAGGATATGGTGCTATGAAAAAGGTAGATAGCAAGCTGGATATTGATAGAACAGTTAACATTATTATTGACAGTATTGATTACATCTATGACGCCAAAGGCATCTACTCCGCAAAGGATCATAGCAAGGAAGAACTCAACGATTTTGTTATGGGTTTAACCGAAGAAAACTTTAGAAAGTTGGAAGAGTATGTCAATAACTTTCCTACATTTGCTGTAAGAATAGAGGCAACTTGCAACAAATGTGGCTTTCAACATAAGGTGAGGTATACAGATTTCGCTGATTTTTTTCTCTAATGATGTCATATGAAGGCTTGGCTGGTCACTTTAAAAACAACTTTAGTTTGATGCATCATCATAAGTGGCCTTTATCAGATGTTGAAAATATGATACCATGGGAAAGACAAATCTATATCGATATGCTTACACAATACTTGAAAGAGCAAGAGCAAAAGATGAAAGATTTAGAGAATGAACAAAGAGCCCAACTTCAACAGATGTTAAGAAAAAAGATGTAAATGGCACAAAAATCAAATTTCTCAAAGTTAGCACAGTTTAGATCCGAAGAAAGAATGCGAGTCGCACAGGGTAATCCTGGTCTTCTTTCTGGTCTCACACCTACACAGATGGCAGAACTCTTTCCAGATTATTTTAAGAGAGGAACACCAGATGCTGGTGGTTTCTATGCCGCTATTACCAAAAGAACTGCGGAACAACAGAGTAATGTCACAAGAGCAATAGCAGATAAAGTTGGCGTTGATCCAGTAACTGGTCGAACAAAAGGTGGCTGGTTAGAAAGAATGGGACGTGAGTATGGTAGCGGTTCTTTCACTGATAGTTCTGTAGGAACAGGTAGTAAGCAGTTTCAAGCCTTAGCTCCTAGAATTATGAAAGACTTGCAAAGAGATTTTCCGGGTTTAACAAAAGAAGACGCTGCCGCAATTGTTGGTAATCTAGGCGAAGAATCTGGTGGATTCGGACAAATGTCAGAATCTGGTGGCCGAGGACCTGGTCGTGGATGGGCTCAATGGACAAGTCCAGATAGAAAGGCCAAATTCTTAGCAAACGTTCAGAAGTATGGTGGCGATCTAGCAAACTATCAAGCAAACTATGAAACACTAAGAGATGAGTTGAAAGGCGCATACGCTCCTGCACTTAGAGAGATGATGGCCGCACAAGGTTTGCAAAACAAAACTCATGTGTTTATGAGACGATTTGAAAATCCTGGTGTTGAAGCATTTGATGTTAGAATGCGTTATGCACAAAGAGCGGCAAATGTTTATGAAGCACCAGATACTACACCACAGCAAGGTAAAGGTGGAGCAACACCAGGACAAGGTGGTACAGCGACAACTCCTGGCGCACCAGGCGCTGATACAACAAAACAAGCCGGACAGAGAACAGAAGGCGCTTCTTTTAATGTTGTTAGCGGCTATATTGTTCCTAAAGATAACTCATTATATGATACAAGAAACGCACAACAATGCGCCACACTAGGTAAGGCATTCAATCCTGCTATTGGTAGATCATCTGGATGGACTATTGTTGATGGCGATATCAAAGCAGGACAAGTTGTAGCAACAAAGCAGTATAATAATGGTGGCGCCGATAGAGTTGGCGCAGGTTATCATACTGGTGTTGCTCTAACAGCACCAAATGAAAAAGGTGACTTTCTGCTATTAGAACAGTATAATGGTTCAGGTGGTGCCAAAACAAGATGGGTTAATAAAGATAGTTATCCAGCAGGTCATGGTGGAGGAACAACATCGTGGGGATTGATTTCATCTGGTGGTAAAGTTCATACTGAAATCTCACAAGAGGCACTTTCATATGGTCAACAGATAGCATCACCAGAACATAAAAAAGCTGTGGGAACTAACTCTGGTTCTCCGGGTACAGGTGGCGAAACAGCACCAGGTGTTGAAGGCAATATTGAATACGCTGGTTCTCCACAAGGACCAATGGGCGGCGCAACTGTAGGCGAAGGTGAACAACAGTCGGCTTCACTAATGCAACCAGTAGCAATGATGCAAAATCTTATGGGTATGATGGGAGGAATGATGGGCGGCCAGTCAGCATCGCCGCTTGGACTTATTACATCTGCCATGGGCTTTATTATGCCATTGATCGGTTCTATCGCCGGTGAAAGACTAACTGGTGAAGGTATGGGTGATGCAACCAGATTACCTAAGATAAATGTTGCAGGTCATCTAAGAGGACATAAGAGACATGGTCCTGCTGGAGGTCACGCTGCGCCATCATGGACTCCTAATGCTACATCAACAGGATATAAAGAAAATAGTAATCTAGTTAACTATGAGAGTAAGCATCTTGCTCCTGCTCTTGGTATTTCTCAACAGCAATACGCTGCATATAGAGAAGCAATGGTTTCTATTGAATCACAAGGCGGTAAATACAATCTTAGAGGTGGATCAAGTAATAGATTTAGCGGTGCCTATCAAATGGGACATGAGGCACTTGCAATATCATCTAAAATTTTAGGAGAAAAATCACCAGTAGAAAAGCGTAGTGTATCTGGAACAGGTAAACAAGCTGGTAGAATGGTTTCTCGTATAGTAGCAACGGATGATTATATAAACACTCCTGCAATGCAAGAAAAACATTTCGATGCATGGATGCTTGGATTGCATCAAGAGATGATGGGCAATAAAAAGTATGCTGCCATGCCTGCAGAAAAGAAACTGGAAGTTTTAGGCTTTGCTCATAACTCTGGTGGTCCTGCTGCGAAAAGATGGTTAAACACTGGAGCCGTTGCAAGAGATGCGAATAATTTTGATACAACAAAGTATGCTCAAAGAGTTGGTAGAAATCTAGCAGCATTAAAAGAACAGGGAGAAAGTGCCACTCAAGTTGCTGCCGCAACTCCAGCACAAACAACAGGTCAAGTAGGACCTACTCCTTCAACACCAGGCGCTCCTGCTTCTCCTACTACACAAATGGCGCAGCAAGAAACTAGTGTATTTGAAAAAGCAAAAAAATCCGTTTTTGGATCATCAGAATCAACAGCTAAGGAATCTGCTCCGAAAACACCTACAACATCAGGAACATCCACATCTACACCTTATAATTCGCCAGCTGGTACACCTAGTGTATCGATGGATATAGGTGCGGTTCGTGCTCCAACAGTTCCATTTAGTAAAGAAGCTAGAAATGCGGAAGGCATTTATTCTAATCCTTCTAGAAGCGATATGATGACTCAATTTGGATATAAAAAACAACTTGATAGTGTCACTACACCACAATCAAGTGTATCAACAAATATGAGTGCTCCATCAACACCTATTGCATCAAGAGAAGCTAGAAATGCTTTAGGGATTTATTCTAATCCTTCCAGAAGCGATATGATGACTCAATTTGGATATAAAAAACAACTTGATAGTGCTACTATAGCGCCACAAACAAATGTTCCTGCAGCACCAGCTTCACCTACTACGGTAACTCCTACTAGAGGAGCTATGATGCAAGCGCCCGGTCCTGCTCCTGATGTTGCAACAGCGGCACTAAGAAATCAAATCAATACCACTGTTGCGACAACAACACAAAATAGAGAGGGTGATAGCCTGCCTTCACAAAGACAGCAAAGTGAACCAATATCTCAAACAGTTGTTCATAATGATATCATCAAGACACAAGCACAACCTTATGATAATCCATCATTTCACCGTGCAGTAAGTAGAGCATATGGAAGTGAAACACATGGTGAGATTGGACAAAACCATTTCAATAATGGTGATACTTCGTTTGGATAAAAAAGGGGAGCAGAAATGCTCCCCTCAATTCTTCTTAGTCTTCTAAGAGATTAAGAAACTCTTTTAGATCATCATCTTCCTCTTCTTGAACAACGGGCGCTGGTGCCTTGCGAGCAACCGGCTTAGGATCAGTGAAAGGAACATCCTCATCGTCATCCTCATCAACAACCTTTGTTGCCTTGACCTTAGCGAGATTTCTCTCAAGGACTTCATCGGTATATGTTGACTTCGTAGATGTTAGACCTAGAACATCATTTAGACGAGCCTTTAGCTGGTCATAGGTCTTGAAGTTCTTTGGATCGGTAATCTCCTTGAGGGAGTATTCTGTCTTCCAAATCTGTTCAAGTTCTTCGTCATCCTTAGAAAGAGGACCTGGTGTTAGAAACACCGATTCGTCATAGTTAGGAAAACCAGACTGACGGGTCATCTTCAACTTGAAGTTAGCGCCTTCCCAAAGATCATATGGATTGACCTTGGCTTCCGACTCAAGGTCTGGATTCATCATCTTTGTAATCTTATCAAAGATTTTCTTGCCATACTTGAATAGAAAGACCTTACCTTCATTCTGAGGATTCTTAGGATCGCTCACAACAAAGATATTGGAAACGTAATGAAGACGACGCTTCTGCTCACGGGCCTGCTTACGCTCAGGTGAATTTTCATCAGAGGTAGCATTCCATAGCTGTGAGTTATACTCTGAAACAGGATCCTTCTGACCAAGAGTGGTCAGTGACTTCTCAATATACCACTTACCATTTAGCTTGTTCTGGAAGCCATGATCCCAATACTGTGCCCATGGAAGAGCATCGTCACCGTCAACGGCAGGACCAGGTAGAAAACGAATAACAGCAAGTGCATTACCTGCCTTATCTTGAGTAGGCTTCCAGTAATTGTCTGTTGAATCGTCTTTATCGTATGTGGGCTTATTGATTTCATCAACCTTCTTGAGAAGGCTAGAAAAGTCCTTGGATTGTTTCTTGAGGTTTGAAAAGTTCATATATTTTCTCCGTATAACGTTGTATAGTTTCTTGTCCACATAATCATAATATAAGGTCGTAGTATAACAGGGACCGAAGTCCCTGTCAAGTGATATTTAGTCGGATTGTACCATAACTGGTTCTGAATTTGCTGGAGGGCATTCTTCACCAGAACATTCCTTGTTTGTCCACATTTCCTTGGCTAGTTCAACTCCTGCCATGAAACCGTCTTTAAAACCTTCTTTATACTCATAGTTTGCCATTTGATTCCCCTTATTGTTATTGTTGTTAGGAAACAGATATGACCTGTCTTCGTTTATTTAGTTGGAAATCCTGGAGGTGGCTCCAACTCGCCACTTTGCATCGCTTCAAAAAACTTGCGAGCATCTTCACGGGCAGCATCGACGCCATCCTTATATCCATCACGATAACCTTCACGATAAAACTCATTTTCTGTCTTCACTTCATTCACTGTCTTGGTCATTTACCACTCCATTCTAGGATCGTTTAAATCTTCCCATTCCCATTTACCAATGGAATCTCTATTTGTCTGTTCAACTGCGGAACATTCAAAGCGAATCTCTTGCCATGTCTTATCTCCCCATACACGGCGAGGATTACCACACCAAATACATCCAGTTACACCACAATCCATTGCATCCATCTTGTGTAACTTATGCTTGTTATTGTCGTTATAATATTCGTTATGATTTGTTTTGGCGATATTGAACTGTCGTTCAATGTGCCGATGTTTCTGTTGGAATCTTTTCTGTCGCTTTTCTTTATTCATTCAGAATGATCTCCAAATAATGTTCAACTTCTTCCGAAGGTAGAAATGTAGTCTTTGTTTCTGTTTCGTATAGTTCAATCTGCGAAGCATGAGAACCATCATACTTGTAGAACACCTCGTATCTTCCGTCAACCCATCCTCTTAATATGTCAGATGCGTTTCCCTCTAGTGTCTTCATTGACCTTCTCCCTCAGTATGGCTTTGAATTTCTCGGCATCATACTTTACGAACGGTCTTAACTTGCGGAGTTTCAAAGCAACTCTTGACCAGATGATATCATCATCTCCAAGATATTTATCGAACTTTGAAGCGTATGGTATAAAGTCATTTAGAACTGCCGCAGACTCCATAGCAATAGACTTCCGCAGAATAAGAGTAACAATGAAAGGATACTCACCATCGACAATATCAAAAGCATGTTTGCAACCATGTTCAAATACTTTGTCCACATCATTTCTGAAAATGTATGAGAGTGCCTGTCTTCTCTTTTCAGCCTCCCAGAATGCTCCATGTGCATCTTCTCCTAACATATCGGTGATATAGTGACGATCTTCTAGCAGATTAGCAACATAAAAGTTTTTGAGTTCCTCGGCATTGTATAGTTTTGCCACCTTCTCAAAGAAAGCCTTATCGTTGCGTTTTAGGTACGACTCCTTAGTAGCACGGAGTTTACCGTTCATTAGAAAGAAGTCATACTTGACCTTGGTGAAATGAGTTCGCAAGGCCAAGAATAACAGATATGCTCCATAACCAGAGAAGTGTTTCATTTTGTTTGTTTTAGAT